CACAGACGAACCTATTCTTTCAGGGGTAACGAAAATTGATAGATTTGCGCAAGTACATTACTGAAGAAATACAGTCAGATTTTAGCAAATTACTGTATGCGATACATGAACGTTCTTCAGATGGTGGGTTTTCTGAATTGATGGATGATGACTTTGATTTTAATTTCTTAAAAGACCTTGCTCCAAGCTTCTGTTCAACACTCCTTTGTGGGTATGAAGCAGAGGATTTATTCGGCGGAAATTTACCACAAAAAAGAATAATAAATGAAAATATAAATCCTATTATTTATAAATTTCTAACATGTTTCTTTGATGAAGTAGATTTTGAAATTGATGCAATTTCCGGAGATAGTACAGGAGTATCAAATTATTTTTTAGAAAAGTATTACAACAATCCAAATGATGCGGCATTGCAATCAATTGCTGAAGATATCTCCCGATGGTTTGATGTGGATATAAAGAATGAAAAATACATTCCATTTGATGAAGAATATCCTGATGAAGCCTACGGCGGTGCGTGTATCATACGGTTTTCAGAAAGTTGTGATTCTTCATTAATAGAAAGCTTCATGAAATTTCTACCATTTGCAGATACAGGTGATAACACGTGGTCAGCATATACACTTGGTGACTACGAAGGATATAGTTTCCGTATAAATATTGATTTATGGGGATTTGATAGTACGCTTCTAAAACTATTGGAAACAGTTCCGGCAAATCAACATAACGATGTTACACACGATGTAGATAGATTCATTAATATTCTTGACATACACCGAGAAGACTATCAAATGTGCATGGGAAATGAACAAATTATAGAAGATATCATTCAATCGTTCTGTTCTGAAATGGAGGTCATTTTATGAGCCAACTCATATGTAGAATCTCAAGCACAAATCCTGATGTAGAAATACTAAAGGTTGATCATGGGAAAGAAATTTGGAAATCCGTATCAGTGAATACGTTTGTTAGAAAAATTGAAAAATATGCTTATAGAAAAGACAAACATTCCAAAGATAAACCTAAGCTAGTAAATGTTGAAATCCTAGCGATTTCACCTAACCAGGTGATTTATAGACAACCTGAACATAGACGTATTGTTACATATGCTGGTAAGGCATACACAATCAATTTTCCTAATGCAATCTATTATGTGAAATATACATCAGAAAAAGTAACAAGCATCAGCATGTATACATATATGCAATATAGAGGAATTGAGACAAAGTTATACAGATTTCCAATGCCAAACATGACGATGTCAGAGAACATGTGTATAGGCACTGCTGATAGAAAAATCAAGACAGATGTATTTGAAACGGTTGAATCAATCGTAGATAGTCAATATACGCATGATAGCGTAGACAATCTGAAAAAGACAATGTCTACCATCAAATGGTTTAGACACTTAAAAAACAATTATCTGCAGCGTAGTGATTTAAAAGAAGCTATATGCAACTTGAAAGATTTAGTTAGATGAAAGGATAAGAAAAAATGTCAAAAGGAATAAAAGCATTCCTCCTTGACACACAAATGGATAAAGACGTTCGGTCTATAGAAGCACGTTATGGACTAACAGGTTACGCAATATTAGTTAAGCTCTGGACTATGATCTATCGAGACGAAGGCTATTATTGCAAGTGGGACGACGACACAAAGTACCTATTCGCCCGAGAAATCGGAGCTGATAAAAAGAAGGTCGAGCAAATTGTAGAGGAGTGTTTGAAAAGGGGATTGTTCTCTAATGAGATATACAACCAGTTCCTAGTGCTCACTTCTGCTCCCATCCAGAAGCGTTTTCTTCAATACAAAGCACGTGCAAAATTTGTAGAGATAGAAAAGTGTTTTCAGTGTGTCAATTTTTCGCAGAATGAATACAAAAACATAAGAATTGTAGACAATATTTCAAAAAATGCTGACATTTCTTCTACTACTAGATTAGACATGATTAGACTAGATAAGACTGATGATGATATAGGCGATTGCGTTGATTTGAAAAGAATCGAGATGTTATTGATTCAGCCGGTCCAAAGGGAAATAGAAGTTTTAAATCCGTGTATGGATAATCAAAATATTGTAGACAGAATCAACCGTACAAAAGAATCGTTGCTGCATGTATTTGCAACCATCACAGAACCATCAGTGATTGCAGGAATCAACCAATGTTCTGACGATGATATTAATCAGGTATGGATGCGAACGTGTGAAGTGTATGGATTAGAACCTGGCATTGAGAAACAGGTATTGAATCCTGAAGGATACATGCTAGCAGTAATAGAAAATAAATTTAGGAGAATATAAAGTGATAAATAATTTAGCAGATGCCTTCCGGAGAGCGTTTAAAAATATTTACGAATCTCTAAAGGAAGAAGAAATTCGAATTGTTAAGAAAGGGAACCGTATCACAGCTGCTTACTACATCGATGGGAAATGCGTGAGACATGCAAATTCTAAATGTTCAAAAGAAGATAACTTTGATTTCGAGTATGGCTCAAAGTTGGCATTTAAAAGAATGTGGGGTGATCCAAATGCTTAAAAAGTTAGGGTGCTTAGGAACTGCATTTCCAAGCGACACAGCACTAAAGCGAAAGTCAAAAGATGAATTGATAGATATGCTTCATATTGCAGAACACAATTATCAAGTACAAGTTGAAGCAAATATCAATCAATACAATCTTTTGAAACTATACCTTGAAAACCAAAGCTATGATGATTTTATGAAAATGGTCAGTAAGACACAAATAGAACGGAGTGAATAATGGAATATATATATTTAGTAATTGGAACAATAGCAATCATAGTATTCGCTGTATTCTGTTGTTGCGTAGGATTATTCCTTTGTGCATGCATAATAGCAACGTTTATAAGAGCGTGGTTCATGCTAGAAGACTTTGTCGATGACGTGTTCGGGTGGTGAAGATAATGGATGATGTTCTTTATCAATTGTGCAGATGTTGTGTTTCGATTGTTATTGGTTGGTGTCCAGTGCCTGCGTGGGTAATCGCCAAACACTTAAATTTAACGATAAATCAAGCACGTTATCGATTAAGAAAATTAAAAAAATTAGGCTATGTTGAAACGACTTCGGAATTTGTAATCAGTGAAGATTGTAATCTTCCTTATCATGGTTGGACAATAACAGATAAAGCCAAAGAAACGGAAGAATATAAAAAGGCTTGGGAAGAAGAAAGAACTTTATGTAAGAAGTGCTTTGATATGGATATAGGAGAACAAGAATGAATAAATATCAAGAAGCGTTAGGATTTTTAAAAGAAAGTGCATACGAAAATTATTTGAGACACTACATGCAGACATCGAAAGAAAAAGTGACTCTATTTAAATCATCTGAAGCCTTACAAGAATTAGTAGATAAGGCTACACCTAAAAAGCCTATCAATCAAAGTACACCGGTAGTTCGGCAGGGATACTGTCCAAACTGTAAAGGTGAGTTACGAAAATTAGGAGGTAGAAATGAAGTTGTGCTTGAAGGACAACTGTACTGTGCCTCATGCGGTCAGGCGCTAGATTGGAGTGACAATGAGACAACTTAGACGTTTGCAACGCACCAAAGGTTATCTTCGTAAGACTGCTGATAAACATGGGCGAGAAATCGTTAAGCCATTCATTAAGAGTGATTTCGATGAAATGGTTCGATGTTGTTTAAATCATCGTGATAAGCACGCTCCTGAATCCTGGAAATATCGTGTGTGGTACAGAAACTATATTCTGCTAATCCTGGGAGTAAACACAGGAAACAGAATTGAAACTCTTATTGAGTTAACGCCTAGAGATATTGCTGGCGGACAATACACGTGTAAAGAGATGAAGACAGGTAAGGTGCAGCAGTTCAATATGAATGCGGATGTGTACGCAACTGTTAAAGAGTATATAGAGCGATATGGTATTCAACCAAATGAATATATATTCGAATCAAGACAGGGCTTAAAAGGCTATCCAATCACACGTCAGCAGGCTTGGAGAGTGATTAAACAATTGGCCAAAGAAGCAGGCATTGAATATCCAGTTGCGTGCCACAGCTTAAGAAAATCATATGGTAGATGGTACTGGGACGAAACACACGACCTACTTACAACGCAGAAGCTATTGATGCATGAGAGTGCAGCTGAAACAATGCTCTATATCATGTTAGAACCATCCGATATCCAAGAAGTTAGAGAGTCTATCAATCATACAGAAAAATGGGGATAGAAAATAACATTCTTGCATGTATCAAAAATAATTAAAAAATATGCGTGAGTGTAACATTCGATTTATGTAACTGTCAAAAAGATAAGAAATCAAGATAAATCACTACAGACAAGCATTATTAAGAAAATAAGGTTTTGGAATGAGAGTAACATAGTTATGATTCTGTTACACTCACAGACAATAGAAAAAAGGAGAGAAAAATGTATTCAATTCAGAATCAAACCAGAGACACAATTTATTACAATCCAAACATTAAGAAGCTTTATGTTATCGACAAGAAAATAGATAATAAGCTTCAATATGAAGTACGTGCAACAATAGACAATGACGATCGCTTGTTGGGAAGATATTCAGACAAAGCGGTAGCACAAGAAGTTATGAACGATTTAATCAGCGATAGTTTTTGGAACGATACAGCTGTGTTCTGTATGCCGGAGGATAAATGATGATGATTGCTATTCTATCCTTCACATGCGGAGTATTCTTCGGAGTGTTTATTATGGTAGCGACAAGAATCGCAGGTGTAGATGACAATGACTAAGAAAGAAGAAATTGAACTGGCCATTCTATATAGAAAAAGAGATGACTTAGAAAAAGAAATAGCAAGGGTAAAGGAAGCGCATCGCAGACATGAGTTTGCGGAAGTTAATACATTTCAACTCTTTGTTCTGGAAGATCGCTTGCGTTGGGTAGAAAAAAAGATAGCTAGAAGGGAAAGACATGATTACAATTGAAGAACTTAAGAACTATAGATATCTTCAAATGCAGGCACAAGCTATTCAAGAACAAATTAGACAGATGTATGTTCCAATTTCTTCTCCACAGTTATCTCAAATAGGAACGAAGTCAAATGTTCCTGGTGATCCAACGCGTCAGGCTTTCTACAAGATTGAGAGATTAAATCGTGAACTGGAAGAAAAAGTTAATGAGATAGCGGTTCAGATGAAACGAATACTTGACTGGGTTGATACTATAGACAATCCGGAAATTCAAATCATTATTAGATGGCATTTCATGAATGGCTTAAGTTGGAAAGAAACAGCAAGAAAGATTTATTCAACATCTGATTCTGATAGCTGCAGAAAAAAATTCTATAGATATTTTGAAAGTGTCCGCTAGTGTCCGCCAATGTCCGTTTTATATGTGCTAATATGCTAGTGTAGAAAAAGAGCAGATGCATGGGCAGGTCTGTTCTTTTTTTATAAAACGTGGGTAATAGTAGATTTTCATTTGATTCGACTCCTTGTGCGCAACTGCCCATTTACTGAAGGAATATGAAATGGAAGATTACAAACTTGCTGAACATATCAGGCAATTAGAAAAAGACAATAGGCTGTATAGATTTTATAAATCAAAAGCATGGTGTGATTTAAAAGAAGAAGTGCTAACAGAAAATCACAACGAGTGTCAGCTTTGCAAAGCAGAAGGAAAGATAAGAAGAGCAGAGACGGTACATCATATTAACTACGTACATGATCGTCCTGAACTAGCTTTGAGTAAGACCTTCATTGATATTGATGGAGTAGAGAAACAAAACCTTATGCCTTTATGTTTTGATTGTCACAATAAGATTCATAAGAGATTTAACTACAAAGAAAACGAAAAAATAACGCAAGAACGATGGTAAATACCCCCCACTCTCCCGTATGCCATTCTCAAAAGAGAGGGCTTACAACGGGGGAGAATCTGCACAGGTTAGATTTTTCGCACATTATATGAGATTTTTCACAAGAAAGGAGCATGCATGTATGTTAAAAGAGCCGGTCGCAATCAAAAAGCAAAAAAAAGCAACGAATCATCGAACAAAGAAAGAACTTGCAAAGTCTGAAGATGAAGCACTGGTGCTTCCTGCTACTCAAATAGACGATATTACCAATCCTAAAAAGATGTATGCTTTTTTCAAGAATGTATTGATTGAAAATGGCCTTTGGTGGCCGAGCGACGATATCCATTTACAACTATATGTTAATTTGATTGCAGAAAGAGACAAGCTGACAAAGAAAATTAATAAAACTACGAATAACACCATTCGAAATGCTTTGGTGAAGGAAAGACATGTATTGATTTCCGATGCTTTGGAATATGAGAAACAATTAGGATTGACAGTGCTTGCAAGAGCGCAGCTGTTACGTAAGAAAGATGCCAAGAAAAAGCCAACCGCAAAAGACAAAGCAATCGCACTTATGTAAAGATGTTAAACAATGTCCTGAAATCTGGGATTATTTCAAAGCTATCAAGCAAAAAAAGATAAGAACAAATAAGCACATTAAAGCGTTGATATCATTAGTGGAAAAGGAGTTTGCAAAGGGAGACATATATATACGACTCGATGAAGTTGAAAATTATATGTCATTTGAGATTCTATTTCCATTTAAATTAATGCCATGGGAAAAATGTGCTTTTGTTTTGCACAACTGTGTCAGAAGAATTTCGGACGAAAGCCTTCGATGGCCAGATTTATATTTATATCTTGGGCGTGGTAATGGAAAAAACGGATATGCATCCTTTGAATTCTTTTGTCTGATGACACCGGTAAATGGAATCGTAAGATATGACATCGATACGTGTGCTACCGCAGAAGACCAAGCTAAAACATCATTCAATGATATTTTTGAAATGATGGATTCACATCCTGAAATTTACCAAGATAAATGGACGTGGACAAAAGAGCGAATTGTAAATAAAACAACAAAATCTGTTCTACGCTATAGAACAAATAGTCCAAAGTCAAAGCAAGGTCTACGTTCTGGAATGGTATATCTTGATGAAGTTGAAGAATTTGATGATTGGGGAAATATCAGGGTATTCAGAACTGGATTAGGTAAGCAGAAGTTTGATATGAATGGAAATGCAAGATCTGATCCAAGAAGTTTAATGACTTCGACAAATGGAGATAAGCGTGGCGGACCTCTTGATAAGTATCTGAATGATGCAGAAGAAATATTATTCAACAATGTTTACGATAACGGGACGTTATTTTTTATTTATTCATTGAATGATAAAGAAGAAGTACACGATCCAAAGAATTGGATTATGGCCAATCCATCAATTGATTTCTTTAAAAGTTTAAAGGATGAAATTGAAAAGGAGTATGCAGAGTATAAAAAAGATCCTGTTACAAATTCTTCGTTTATGTCATTACGAATGAATTTACCTGTTGAAAAGAAAGAAGACCCAGTTACATCCTGGGAAAATATTCAAGCTACAAATCAAGAGCTTCCACCACTGGAAGAACTTCGGAAGATGCCTTGCATCCTGGGTGTGGACTTTACAAAGACCACTGATATGGCAGGAGCGTGTTTTACATTTAGAGACTTTGAAAAGAATAAGTATTACACAGTTAAACATGCTTGGTTATGTAGAAAATCTGGGGATTGGGACCACATTAATCAAGATGCTATAAAAACATTTGAAATGAATGATTGCTTAACAGTAATTGAGGATGTTGAAATCTATCCGGAATTGATTGTTGATTGGGCGCTTTCGTTTAAATTCAATATTGTAATGCTGGCGGTGGATAGTTACAGATGGAGTACATTAAGAGAAGTGTTTGAACATGCCGGATTTAATGCGAGTGATAAAGAGTTGGTGAAGTTGGTTAGACCAAGCGACATCATGCTGGCAATTCAACCGATTAATTCAATATTTGTAAATCACCAGTTATGCGCTGGTGATGATCCGTGTTTTAGATGGTCAATCAACAATACAAAATTGATACCAGCTGCAAATGGAAATTACAAATATGACAAAATAGAACGTCGAAGTCGTAAGAACGACCTCTTTATGGCATATGTTCATTCGATGACATGTGCTGATAAATTAGTGGATAGCAGACAGTCAACTGTTATTCCTGAAGTTTGGACGTTTTAGAAAGGAGAGGGAGAAATGGGACTGTTTGATTTTTTAGGTCGAAAAAATAACGGTTATTCTATTTTAGAATTAGCGATAAAATCAGAGGAAATACGAGATGGTCTTGGCATGAAAGAACTTGCACTACATATCGCGATGTCAACGATTGCGGATTTATTGAGCAGATGCAAGATTAAACGATATGTCAAAGGCAAAGAAGCACCAAATGAATTTACATATGCAATGAACTTATCACCAAATGCAAATATGACCGCTGCAGAGTTTTGGCAAAAGGTTATAAGAAATTCTTATGAGTGCGAAAATGGAGCAATTGTAATTCCGTACGAAAGAAATGGATTTATGAATTATCAAGTAGCGGATAGCTACGCGTTAAAAAAATATCCAATGAAAGAAAATAAGTATAGTGGAATTGTGATTGATACTTTAACGCTAAACAAGAATTATTTAGAAGGTGATATTTTCCACTTTAATTTCGAAAATATCGAATTAAAGAGATATGTTGAAATTATGTATTCTGAATATGGCGAGTTGATGAAATTTGCTTTAGAAACATATAAGAATAAGAATGGCATGAAGCTTCTTCTTGAATTCGAGGCTGTAAAGACTGGAAGCGACGATGATGAGAAGAAGTTTAAAGAACAACTAAAGGAAAGTATGAAGTCATTTATGACATCACCTAATGCTGTAATGCCGAAATATAAAGGGACATCAATTACAGATTTTGCAAAGGGTTCGTCACAAAATTCTGATGATATTCGTAATCTAAGAAAAGATATATTTGATACCGTTGCCCAGATATTCAAGATTCCACAATCAATTTTCTATGGCAATATCACGAACTCTGATCAAGTGTTTGACGAAATGATAACGCTGGTTATTGCGCCACATGCGAAAGTAATAGAACAAGAGTTAAATAGAAAAACGATTTCTTATGATGAATATATCAAAGGAGATCGAATTGAGATTGATACAAGTACTATCAAGGTACAAGATATATTGAAACTATCTGCAAATATTAGTGGGCTTGTTGGTTCTGGCGCATATAGTCCAAATGATGTTAGAGAAAAGCTTGGCGATGCCAAGATAAATGAAGATTGGGCTAATGAGTATTACATGACCAAAAACTATGCAAACGCAGATGACATTTCGAAAGGTGTAAATGAATGAAAAAATATTATGATTTAGTAACAACTGGCCAAACAGCAGAAATTTGTATTTATGGTGATATCACATCATGGCCATGGACAGATGGTGATACATCAGCAGTTGGAATGGTTCAGGCAATCAAGGCATTACCTGAAAATATTTCTAACATTAACATTCGCATTAATTCATATGGTGGTGAAGTTGCGGAAGGTCTCGCAATCTATAACACTTTGAAAACATGTGGAAAGCATGTAACAACTATGATTGATGGATTTGCATGTTCTGCTGCATCGATGATTTTCATGGCTGGCGCTGAAAGAATTATTAATAACTCAAGTTTGTTAATGATTCACAATGCACTTACCTATACAGTTGGTAATGCTGACCAATTGCGAAAAGAAGCGGATGATTTAGAAAAAATTAATGAGCAGATTATCAAAACATACATGGAACATGTCAACATCACAATAGATGAAGTTAAGAAAATGATGGATGATGAAACGTGGATCACTCCAGAAGAAGCACTCGAAAAAGGATTCGCTTCAGAAATTGGAAATGTTCCAGAATCAGAAAATGTGATGAATTCTGCAAGAAAATTGATTTTTGATTCATTGGTTCAAAAGCAACCGTTAAATAGAAACGAAAACCAAGAACGAATTGAAGTGCATCTTGATGAAGATGGAATACACATTCAAGCTACAAATGAAGTGCCGGAACAAAAAACGATGTTAGGCACTTTTTTAAATGCAATCATCAAATAAAAAAAGAAAGAGAGGATTTTTAGATGATTAAAACAACAGCAACATACAACGAAAAAGTAAAGGCGCTTCTTGCATCAATGAAAGATGGTGATGAGACACAGGTACAGGATGCGCTGAAGGGATGGATGGAAGAAATCCAGAATAACATTCGTGCAGATTTTGAACAGTATCAAGAAACACACGATCAATCAATTTTAGATAGACGTGGAATCCATGCATTAACTTCAGAAGAAACAAAGTTCTACAATGCATTAATTGAGAGTGTGCGTGATAAGAAGGTATTAAATGCAACTAATGCAGGCCCAGCATTACCTGTTACCGTTGTAGAGCGTGTTCTCGAATCTGTTAAGAAGGACCACCCATTTATCAATGCAATCAATCCAACAGTTGTAGGAGCAATCACTAAGATTTTAAAGAGAAAAGGAAAGTTAGCTAAGGCTGTTTGGGGAGAAATCACAGATGAAATTAAGACAGAAATCAAGGGCGATTTAGCAGTAGCTGATCTAGTTGCAGCCAAATTAACAGCGTTCTTACTCTTATCTCAGGATAACATCGAACTTGGACCAACATGGTTAGATGCATATGTTCGTCAGTGCTTAGAAGAAGCTTTAGCACTTGGAATTGAAGATGGTGTAATTAATGGTACTGGCGTGAAGCAACCAGTTGGTTTAATTCGTGATATCCATGAAGGCGTAAGTTTCAGCACAACTACTGGATATCCTGAAAAAACACCTGTTGTTGTTAAGTCATTCGATCCAAAGACATATGGTGAATTAATTGCTAAGATGTCAAAGACTGAAGCTGGCGAATCACGTGTAATCACAAAGGTGATTTTAGTTGTTAACCCAACAGATTACTTCCAAAAGGTTCTGCCTTCAACAACTGTATTAACCGCATCTGGCGCATATGTTAGCGATGTATTCCCATTCGCTACAGAAGTATTCCAATCTGCAGCAGTAGCAGAAGGAAAGGCAGTTCTCTTCGTTGAAAAGTCTTATATTTTCGAACTTGCAACAGGAAATAAGGATGGAGAAATCTTATCTTCTGATGAATACAAATTCTTAGAAGATTTCCGCACATACAAGATTCGTCTACTTGGTACAGGTATTGCAGAAGACAATACATGTGCATTACTACTTGATATTTCTGGTTTAGCACCACTATATTTAACAGTTAAACAGCTACCTGCTGCCTAATTGCTAAATGGATAGAGAATATCTAAAAAGAAATGTTGATACTGTCAAGCCAGCCGCAAAGCTGGCTTGCAATATCACGTGGGAAGAATCAGAAACAAATAGCAAGTTAGAAGAAATTATTAAAAATGGCATTGCAACAATCTGCGATATGCTGGGCAGTGATGAGGTTGATTTCGAGAATGATATTCGATCAAGAGAACTTCTAATTAATTACATTGTTTATAAATGGAACAATGTTCCTGAACAGTTCCGCACAAACTACATAAGCGATATTTTAGAGTGTAGAAAGAAAGTTCAGTTAGAAAAATTCGTTCCTGAAGGTGATTCCTAATGAAATTCAAAAGTGATATAAATACCTGTAATTCTGGCATCGTCTCAATTGGAACGGATAAGAAAACAAAAACAAAATACGGTGGACAAATCAATGTCAAATCAATTGGTGACCTTGCAAATGTTCACCGATTTTTCTTTGAAGAACTTTCAAAACGTGAACGTGACTATCTAATGATTTCTGCATTGGGGCATTCGTTATCGATGAAAATTAAAATTCCATTTAATACATTGGTAAAGTCGGAACAATATGCGGTTATTGGAAAAGATTTATTCACAATCTCATTTATAGATCATGATAAATATTGTGAGAACTTATTTCTGTATTTAGAAAGTGTGACAAAAGATGAGTAGAGATTCGCTTCAAGAATTGCATGATGCATTAGCTAGTGTTGAAAAAAATTTAGCGTATGGAACAGAAGACTTGGTTGAATCTGAAGTTTGGGATTACACAATATTCGGAAGAGACACATTGCAAATTAATGGAACATCTGGAAGAGATTATTCAGATGTTTATTTTGTAATGATTGTTCGAGAAAACTATGTTCCAAATGAACTGATTCAAAAAGTTATTAGCAAAGTTACAGAAATACCAGGATTCAGAATTGTTTCTGGTGATCATCAGTTTGATTATGCTCGCATAGGAAATACAAAAGCAGTCGCAGAAAGCATCACGCTAAAATTTGTAAAGGCAAATAAGCGATATGCCGTATATTAAAAGCGATTTTAAAGCTGCGGAAAGATTAACAAATGCAATTAAAGGATTTGGAGATGGTGCAGAAAAAACCATCAATGAATATCTTTGGAATGATGTACCGGAAATCATCGAAAGCAATATAGCTTCTCGATTCCCAGTTTCTGGAAGACATTGGAAGAAGAAAATTAAAAGTGCATCATCTGCCGGCATTAAAGGTGTTTTTGACCAACCTAAAAAAGGGAACCTATCTGTTACGGTCAGAACACGCAAAGCATATAACTATCTGTACTATCCAGATGATGGAAGCAACACGCGAAATCACCAGGGTAATCAGCACTTCATGCAGAAAGGTGCAGAAGATAGTCAAGAACAAATCATAGATACTCTAGTTGAGCGTCTATCTAAGAAAGTAGAGGAATAGATAAATGACCAAATACGAAAATGTGTATTCAGATTTTGAAGTAACAAAAACATCATTCAAGCCAAAAGGAGCAACTGCTTTTATTGAAAATAACTGCGTTGGTAGTTTAGAGATTCAGGAAACTGTAAGAAATATCACGAAGAAATGTCGTGGGGTAGTAGTTAAAAATCGCACTAAACATGGCGGAACTATTGAAGGAACATTGAAACTACATATGAAGTGGGGATTGTATAAAACATTGTTTGGCTTAAATTCTGATGGATTAAAAGAAGGTATTAATTCTCTTAATAGAGATAAATCTGTACATCCAGAATTTACGATGGTAAACGAAGTTCGTGATGAAGATGGAACTGTGAAGCTTCTTGCGTTCCCTTGTTGCGTTGCTAGTGAAGGTGCGAAGAAATCAATTGAGAATGGTGCGACGGAAGTTGTTGAAGTTGAAATGAAGTTTAGCGCATCGGTGGATGAAATCGGAAACACTATGTATGAAGCAATTGTACAAGAAATCACAGATGAAACCGTTAAAACAAAGTGGATGACAGAGTTCTCAACTGAATTAGTAAAGGTTGCGGCGTAGTATGGCTAAGAAAAACACAAAAGCTGAAAATGACGTAACAGAAAAAGAACAAACTACTGAATATGAAGTTATTGCGACATTCTACGACAAACATACAAACGAGGAGCATGCGACAGGTAAGCGTTTGTTTCTAACAGAAGAACGCGCGAATGAAATTCTAGATGTTCAGTCTAGACTTGGATACAACTTAATTGAAAAGTTAGAAGATGGAGAATAAGATGATCAAGCAAGTAAATACAACATTAACATTAAGTGATGGAAAAAAAGTAAACTGTGCTTTGAACATGGCTTCTCTTTTTAAGTTGGAGCATGCTAGACCTGAAATTTATGAGCAAACATCGCAAGGCATGAATGGAATCACAAAAGATAAGACTCATGCTGCTGTAGACGTTCTATATGGTTCATATTTATGCGGTAATATCGACAATATCGATTCATGCATGAATAAGTCTGAATTCATCGAGAAACTACCAGGATACAGCGAAATGATGACTGTTGTCGGAGAACTTTTAGCTGGTAAAAAAAAGTAAAATTTGAAGAAGCGTTCAAAGCAAAGACTCAAAAAATGCCAAGACATTTTTCAATGCCGAAAATAGAGTTTGAGAGTGTAGAAGATTACTACACTTTTTATGTGCTTATTTTAGGCGTTCCTGAAGAGGTGTTTTGGCATTTTCCTTATAAGTCCTTAATGAAAATTTCGGATAACTATACTGCATACAAATCGTGGGAGAAATGGATCGAGTACGAAAGAATGCAGAAAAAATAAAAAGAAAGAGAGGTGAAGTAAATGGCAAAAAAGAATTCTGCTGAAATTAAATTCAGTGCGGATATAGGCGATTTTACATCGGGTATTAAAACAATGAATGATAACATCAAAGTTTATAATGCTCAATTGAAATTGAACTCTACGCAACTGAAGGGAAATTCAGAAGATATAAACCTATTACAGCAACGAGTATCACTTCTTACATCGAAGTATGATGCATCAACAGAAAAAGTTGAGAATACACAGAAGGCTTTGGATGAAGCAAAGCGTGTTTTTGGTGAAAACTCTGATGAGGTGCAGAAGTGGACCAAGAATTTAGCATATGCTCAAACAGAACAAGAAAACATTAATCAAGAACTGACAGCCGCTAAAGGGAAACTTGAAAATGCTGAACAGGCTTTGAATAGTAATGCAAATGCTACTGAAGATTTAGCGAATAAAACGAAACAATCTGCTGAAGAACAGACGGAAGCAAATACAAAGTATTTAGCAACAAAAGATGCTCTTGATCAGATTGGTGATGCTGCAAAAAATGCAGCTGATAAACTTGTTGACTTTGGCAAAAGCACGCTTGAAGCCAGAGACAAAACAGATAATGCGTTAGATACAATTCAGTTTGGCACAGGAAGAACAACTGCAGAGATGGCAGGACTTGAAACAGCTTTGAAGAACATTGTTAAAACAATTCCTGTTGCTGATATGAATGATTTAGGTAATGCAATGGCTACAGTCGCAACGAAGTGCGATTTAACGGATGAGGAAATCGAACCATTAATGATGCATGTTGCACAATTATCCAAGATTTCTGGTGAGTCCGCATCTAGTATTACTGACTCAATGATTTCAATGAGCATGGCTTTTGGAACAGAGTATGATAAGTCGCTTGATATCATGATGCAAGCATCACAGATGTATGGACTATCGTTTAGCGAATTATCGTCAATGGCATCATCTGCCGGTGTAGCGTTGCATGATACCATGGGCTTATCACTTGAACAAGTTACAAGTTTAATGGGTTACTTCTCTGCTTCTGGAGTGGACGCTTCACAGGCTGTTGCTGGATTAATGAAGGCAACAAAGAATATGTCCGAAGACGGCACTGCAAGCGTTGAAGCATTTAATGAAGTTCTTGCGAAACTATCTTCTGGGCAGATGTCTGCGGCAGATGCGCAGGAAATATTCGGTGCGAAAGCACAGAACTTTATCGCAATGCTACAATCATCAGGAGTTTCTTCAATCGACATTATGAGCAAATCTTTAGAAAATCAGACAGGAGCGTTATCGACGGTTTCTGGAATGTATGATGAGATGAAGGATTCTGGAGACGACATGGTTGTGGCACAACAGAAAGCACAGCAGACATTGAGTGATTTGGGTGAATCGATTTTAACAACATTAACACCTGCAATCTCCAATTTCTCTGATATGATTTCAACCATTAATGATACATGGAATAGTCTTAGTCCTGAAGCGCAGAATGCAATTGTTACGATTGGAGAAATAGTAGTCATTATCGGAACTATGATTGGCGTACTCTCAACGTTACAAAAGGGAATCATGGCAGTTAACTTTGTAATGATGGCCAATCCTGCAGCACTTGTCATCGCTGGAATAGTCGCGTTGATAGCAATCATCATTGTTCTTTGGAATAACTGTGAAGGATTCAGAAATGTTGTCATGACTGGCATCGACATTATTTCAAATGGTGTTAAATCTGTTGGAGATTTTATTGGTGGTGTATTTGTCGGCATCGGAAGTACAGTTCTTGCTGTGTGGAATGGAATAAGCGGTGGAGCATCAGCACTTTGGGATGGAATTAAAAGTGGGTTTCAGAGTGGTGTTGATTTCGTGAAAGGGTTGTTCAATTTCCGCTTTGAATGGCCATATATTCCGTTGCCACACTTTTCCATTAGCGGAAGTATCAATCCGTTAGATTGGTTAAAAGGCGGTTTACCTAGAATTGGGGTTGAATGGTATGCAAAGGCAATGGATCAGCCTTATGTATTTAATCAGCCATCTATCATTGGTGTCGGTGAAGCTGGCGCTGAAATGGTAGTTGGTAAGAACTTTGTTTATGAACAGGTACAAAGTGCTTTAAACGGTTTAGCATTTGGAAATATCTTTGATTTATTTAGCAGACTCATGTCTGTAATGGATAGACCAATCAATCTATATGTTGATGACAATAAGATTGCTGAAGCAACTGCTACAGCAGATGATAGAGTATCTGCTAGTCGCGTTAATCTCATGGAAAGAGGGCTTGCATTATGATAAATTTAGCTGGTAACTTGCAAAACGGAATCAGTATCAACGGCAAGCACTCTTACAGGGACTTTGGATTGTTTGTAAGTAAAAAAGTTGTTGAAATGCCAAGTGTTAAACGTATTCGAGAAACAGTACCATACATGAATGGTTCACACGATTTTTCGAAATTAAATGGTGAATTAACGTATGAGGATAGAATCATTTCATATACATTTGATATCACAGGCAATGATGCGGAAGAGATGAACAAAAAGAAACATGATGTTTCTGCGTGGCTTTGCACAGTTCATGAAGAAGAAATCCAAGATGATGATTATCCGCATTTACATTTCATTGGCTCATACCATGAATCAGATTGGGAAGAAGACGATGGCCAAGGAGAGTTAACAATTAAATTCATCTGCAAGCCGTACATGTATGCAAATGTTGAAACAGTAATTGAACTTTCGGCAGGAACGAATGTTTCGTTAACTATTCAAAATGATAGTGATCACCGAATTGTTCCAATTGTTGAAACAAGTGATACTTTGACAGTTCAAGTTAGTGGAAAGAAATATGTCATTTCCGGAAGTGGAAAACATCAATTATTCACACTTGAAAAAGGGAACAATCAAGTGACGTATACACTTACAGGAAATGCTAAGATTCATTTCTACAAAGAGGTATTCTAATGTATATTGTTAAGTTGATTAATGGTACGAGTGAAACTATTATTCATGGAAATATTGAAAAGATCACCAATGGAAAAATAAAGGAAGAAATCAACGCGATTCCTTCCTTTTCCTTCTCGATTTATCCGAATAATGCTGGGTATCAATTGCTAACTCCATTTTATACGAAAGTCGAAGTATACGATGAAAAACATCGGCATATTGCTTTCGATGGTCGTGTTCTAGTCGTTGAACCTTCGATGGATTCAAGCGGCTTAATTTTAAAGAGAGTTACCTGTGAAGGTAAACTTGCATACCTGAATGATACCATCCAAGAGTATTGCGCTCCAAAGAACTGGACTACTAAAGGATTGCTGCAACAGATATTGAAAGTTCATAATGCACGAGTTGACGTCTCGAAAGTAATCAATCTTGGAAATGTGCAGGCAGTAGATGCAAATGACAATATCTATGTTGGAATTCAATATGACTCTTCGTGGAAAACACTGGTTGAAAAACTTGTGAAGAAATCAGGTGGCGAATTCCAATTTCGAAACGTTAATGGTTTGCTGTATCTTGATTATTTAAAACAAACAGGTGAAGAGAAGAATACAGCTATTGTTTTAGCGAAAAACATGCAGTCAATCACACAGAAGATTGACTCTAGTTCCCTTATCACTCGTTTATATCCATATGGAGCAAAAATCAAAGTAAAGGATGAATCAGGAAACGAGAAGGAAACAGAAGAACGTCTATCAATATCTTCTGTAAATGCTGGAAAACCCTATGTTGAAGATGCAGAATATCTTTCACGTTATGGCGTGGTTGAAACAACACAATTCTGGGATGACGTAAATTCTTTAGAGATTTTGAAATCAAAAGGTGCAGCATGGTTGAAAGAAAACAACCGTATCACGGTTAGCTATGAAATAGATGCATTTGATCTATCACTTATTGATGTTGATTCTGATGAATTGACAGTTGGAAACATTTATCCTGTAAGAAATGAATTGCTGGATATCGATGAGAAATTAAGAGTTATCTCTCGCACAATAGATGTTATTGAACCACAGAAAACAACATTGGAGTTTGGCAGTAAGAAGCAGACTTTGACGAACATGCAGACAAGCATTAATCAATATGTTGTAGAAACTGTTGAGAAAAACGTAAAAGCAAATGCAGAAATAACACAGTCGAATATTGATAATACAAGAAAATATGCGGCTGAAATTACCGAAGATGCAAAATCTACTGTTGTTAAAATGGTCGAATCAACTAACGATGAGCTGAAAGAAACAAAACTGAAGGTTAAATCAAATGGTTCTGCAATCGAAACGATTCAAAAGAACGTTGATTCAATTGACGGTTCCCAACTATCTGGCAATAAGGTTTATTATCTGCAAACAAGCGCTGCAGGAGAGCCATCCAAAGACAGCACTGAATGGTCAACAACAAGACCTTCCAGCATTTCTGGACAGCATATGTGGATGATGGTAGCTGATGTTTTAAAAAACGGAACTGAAATCAAACACACACCGGTTGATTTAACAGGCCAACCAGGAGAAGCTGGTCGTGGTATCGTTGGAACTCCAAAGATGATGTATCAAGGTAGTACATCAGGAACGAATGTTCCAAATGGTGAATGGTCAGAAAATCCACCATTACTAAATGATGGAATGTATCTGTGGATTAAGAAGACGACATCATATTCTGATGGGACATCATCCGATGAATATGCTGTTACTAAAAACGGAAATACCGGTTCTGAAGGTGTTGGAATTAAAGATGATCCAATTCGTGAATACTATCTTTCAACATCAAAAACAGAATTGAACGGTGGTAATTGGTCAGAATCAAAGCCGCAAGCTTCAACTGGTAAATTTATCTGGACCAGATATAAAATCACTTACACTGATTTGCATATTGGTTATACGAAACCAATATATGATGATGCTTTAGATAAGGTTTATGAAATATCTGCTACAAACAAATCATCAATAGAACAGTTGAACGGAAGTATCACACTTTTAGTGAACCGAACTTCAGAAAACAAAACAAATGCTGATGCGTTAAAAACAGAACTTCAGACATTGCAACAACAAACTGCTGATGCATTCAGCAGAACAATTCAACGTTCTGAATATGATAAAACAGTTAATGCGATTTCAGAAAAACTGGATGAACATGGACTACATATTGGATCTGATAAAGAAGATACCGTGACAACGGTTGATACAAATGGTGTCAATGTTAAAAAGTCGGATGGCACATTATTAGCTAAATTTGACAAAATAGATAGCATGCTTGCTTACTTGCGTGTTGTTGAATACCTTTGTGCTGGAGCACATCGCTTCGAAGCAAATACAACCGAAGCTGAAATTACGGAATTTGTTGGTGGCTTAATTAAGACTGCAGAAATAAAAGCAACTGTAATCAACTGGATTGGAGATATAAAGACATATGGTAATGCTTAATAGTAATTGGCAAACCGTAGCTAATGCCACGAGAACTCCTGGAGCGGCTAATGTTACATATGAATTGCAAGCACGAATTAATCCACAATATCACAGTATTGAATTAAACAGAGACTATGTCGAGATTCAAGTCACTTACACAATGAATTCTGGTTATATCTATTCAGGATCTTGGAATTTCTCTGCAACTGGATGTTCTGATGTTTCAGGCGGTGGAACTCTTAACGGAAGTGGAACCTTAATAAACGGTGGATTCTGGGCTTACCACGACAACGGCGGTAACTATTCAACGAGTGTTAATGCAAATTTAAGTTTTTACTTTTCTTCTGCAGATGCATACTTGGATGGTTATATTGAACTTCCTAACATTCCGCGAGCAAGTGTCCCTTCTTGGAAAAATGGAAAGAACCGTGTCAAAATGGATGGGAACGATACAATTACGTTAATATTAGACAAAAAGGTTGCTTCCTATCGTCATTCACTTGTTTGGGTAATTGGGAACAGTGGATATAAATGGCTGAATACCAATGATATTGATACGGAATATACCTTTAAGCCAACTGAAGAAATGTTGAAATATTCAACGGATGGAAAATATATTTATGGATATTTAGGGGTCGGAACATATACAAGTGGTGATCCAAATGCAACGATGCTCGGAGCTCTTAATATTGGGTTCTTTATAGATTTGCCGGAAGATCGTTACGCACCAATTATCAACAATTTAAGTGTTAAAGAAACCGGAAATAACAAAATTTCAGAAGATAAGGTATTTAGATACTTATCTAAAAAGAAATTATCAATTCAAACAGAATTACGAGGATATTCATCAATAAAAGCGGTTTATGCTATCCACAATAAACAGCAATTTTCATTTACTCAAAAAGATGGAATATACAGCACTAATTTAGAAGGCCTTGTAGATGGTGATATACAATTTGTTGTTGAAGATAGCCGTGGATTTAAAACGATACAAGAATGGCATGGAACATATGTTCCTTACTTCTATCCGACAATTACAGAATTTTTAGCCGAACGTGATAACCCAACAGTGAATAACGGTTATGCAAATGCTAAGGGGACGTTTTACAATGGTGAAAATAATGTTCTTTCGTTTACTGTAAAGGATGATGATGGGCATAGTGCGAATGCAAATGGGCAGCTATCTGGTAACGAGTTTTCGTTACACCAACGAATTAATGGGTATTCATATGATAAGAATTACAACTTAACGTTAACGATCACAGATAGTTATGGCCAATCAACCGAAAAATCATATGTGCTAACAGGTAATTTGTGGGCAATGATTCTTGGCAAACTTACAACCAGTGTCCACATGCTTTGGGTAAGAAAAAACGGAAATAATCCATGTGGTATTTACAATGAAGGAGATATGACGACAGTGGGAACCACATACGCAACCGGCAAGTTAATTGCGAGTGGTGGAATTGGAATAAAAGGAACAAACACTTTTATTATTCGAAAAGAATTTTCCGGCACACATCAGCCTCTATCTTCAATGGCTGCTGCATATATTACAATCCCATTTAAAGTTCCAGATGGATATGAACTGTTGGATATTTATAGAGTCATGCCAGAAATGGCCAT